GGGATAATATGAAAGAACATATTCAGTATAATTTTTTACAAGATGGTCATTTTGCTGAATTGAAAAAAGCAGAATTGATGCAAGACAGAATAAATGCATTACAATCTATTGAATCATATATTGGAACATTCTATAGTAAAGAGTGGGTTCAAAAAAATGTACTTAATATGACAGATGCAGAAATAGATGAAATGCAAAGACAAATTAACAAAGAAGCTGGAACTGATGTTGAGGATGGTGGTATTGATATGCCAGATGGTGGTGATGGTATCACTAGATATCCACAAGATGGTACAGGTTCATTTATACCAGCAGATGACCTAGAAGGCTCTGATGGTGTAAACAATAAAGGAGATGAAGATGGCGGAAACTAAAGATATAATAGATGCTTTATCCGATGGTGATAACTTAGGTGCTGAAAAAGCTTTTAAAGATACAATACAATCAAAAGTAGCAGATGCACTAGAAACAAAAAGAAAAGAAGTAGCAAATACATTTGTTAAGTCTTCGGTCACACAGGATGAGGGAGATGGCGAAGAAGTTTGATTCTTTTTATAAACCTTTCCTAGAGAAAGATGAACATAAGAAGTCTAAGGAATATAAGAAATTAACACCGAAGATGAAATCTGCGGTGGATGGTGTATTCAAAGTTATGGATGCGAAACCTAATGATTTCCTAAATACTTTCGATAAAACAATAAAAACAGTAAGTAAGAAGAATAGGGTTCGTGAAAAGGACTTAATTTCGTACTTTGAAAAAGAAGTACTGTCAATTTAATAGGAGTTTAATTAATGTCATTTGTAACAACAACATTAAGAGATACAGTAGTAAATGCTGCTGGAGCTGGTGGAACTGTCACAGTCAAAGCAATATTTGATAATGATACTGCAGATAACTTAATTCTTGATGCACATACTTTAAGTGGTTTTGCAAATGGAGCAAAATTAGATTTATCTAGAGCATGGTGGGGATTGACACAAGGAACTGCCGCAGCAAATACAGGTGATTGTATTATTAAATTTATTGGTGCATCTGATGATGTGGTTGCATTACAACTTGCTGGAACAGGACACTATGATGGTTCTGCAGGTTTAATTTTAGGAAGTGCTACAAATACAACAGCAACATCATCTGATATAAATGCACAAACAAGAGGAACATCTGGTTTCGTTATATTAGAATTTAAAAAGGATGCTAACTACACAACATAGAGAGAATTATGAGTAATAAAGTAAAATTAATATCCGAAGAATTTGTAAGTGATGTAGAGTACATTACTGAGGAAAAAGAAAACGGAAAGAAAGATTATAAAATTAAAGGTATCTTTATGCAGGCTGATATCAAAAATAAGAACGGCCGTGTATATCCAATGGAAATACTTCAAAAAGAAGTGAACAGATATAATAAGGAATTCATCAAAGAGAAGCGTGCTTACGGTGAATTAGGACACCCAGAAGGTCCTACAATAAATTTAGAAAGAGCTTCTCACATGATAACTGCACTTTACCCTGACGGTAAAAACTTTATAGGGGAGGCTAAGATACTTGCAACACCTATGGGTGAAATCGTTAAGACCCTTATGGATGAGGGAGCTAAACTTGGTGTTTCTTCAAGAGGAATGGGAAGTTTAGAACAAAAGAAAGATGGTAGTAATTATGTGAGGAATGATTTTTATTTGGCTACAGCTGCTGATATCGTTTCCGACCCATCGGCTCCTAGTGCTTTCGTAGAAGGTATCATGGAAGGTAAAGAGTGGGTATGGAATCATGGGGCACTTGTAGAATCTGAGTTAATAGAGGCGAAAGAAAGAATCAACTCTAGAATTCGGAAAAAACAAGCGTTAGAACAAAATTTGGAGTTTGCTAAATTCCTCAAATTGTTATAATGTATAAATAAGTGTTAATATAACGAAAAAATATTAATTAACAACAATAGATTTAACTAGGAGATATCCAATGAGCGAAATCGAAAAAACTATTGAAGAATTAGAGGCAGAAGTCCTTAGTGAGTTAGAAGAAGCCAATGGTGCGGATGCTCCTAAGAAAGGTGCAGCTCCAGCTGAACCTTCGTTAAAAGCTTCTGATGCTTCAAGTGTTACACCTGGAGGCGAAGTACAAGATATGGGCCCTGCAGTAACATCACCTACTGATAAGTCTGGCCCTGGTACTCAAGCTGGTAAAAAAGCAAAAGAAGTTAAAGGCGATGCTGCTCAGAAAAGTGAAGGCAAACCAGATTCTGGTGATACACCAAATGACGGTCAAAAGAAAGCTGCTAAATCATTAGCTGCTGGAGATGAAGTAGAAATGAAAGATGACCAAGAAATAATTTCTGAGAAAGAAGAAGAAGTATCTGAAATGAAAGAAATGTCTAAAATGGAAATGATTAAGGCTATGAAAGATATGGAAACAGAAATGAAAGATATGTCTATGGAAATGGTCAAAGCTACTTACGACAAAATGAAAGAAATGATGTCTAAAATGGAAGGTACTACTTCCGAAGAAGACAAAGAAAAAGAAGCTTTACAAAAAGAAGCTGTAGAACAAAGAATTAAAACTATAGATGTTACAGAACATGTTGAAGCTCTAATGAGTGGAGAAGGTGACTTAACAGATGAGTTTAAAAAGAAAGCAGCTACTGTTTTCGAATCTGCAGTTAAATCAAAAGTTCGTGATGAAGTCACAAGACTTCAAGAAAACTATGACAACGAAATAGCAGAAGGTATTAAGTCTAACAAAGCTGAACTTACAGAAAAAGTAGACACATACATGAACTATGTTGTAGAAGAATGGATGAAAGAAAATGAACTAGCAGTCGAAAGAGGTCTAAAAGGAGAAATCGCTGAAGACTTCATAGCTGGTTTGAAACAGTTGTTTGAAGACCATTATGTTGACATCCCTGATGAAAAATATGATGTACTACAAGCACAATCAGACAAAATTGCAGAGTTAGAAGAAAAAGTCAATAAGACTTTAGATGAATCAATAGAGTATAAAAAATCTAATGATGAACTAACTCGTAATAAAGTTATCTCAGAAATGTCTTCTGATTTAGCTGATACCGAAATTGAAAAGTTCAAAGGTCTTACTGAGGATGTAGACTTCGGAAACGAAGAAGACTTCAAAGGTAAGCTTGAAACTTTAAAAGAAAGTTATTTCCCTAAAGTTAAAAAGGAAACAACCGAAAATATAGATAATGTAGAAACTGGCCCTGCACAGGACATTGACATAACAGATTCGATGGCTGCTTATAGTAAAGCAATCGGAACTGCTGTTAAGGGTGCAACAAGTAAATAATATAAATAGTAGAAATATAGGAGATAATAACAATGTTTCAAACAGAAAATCTACAAGAAAAGTGGTCGCCAGTCCTTGCACATCCCGATTTGCCAAAGATTGAGGATTCGTATAAAAGGGCAGTAACTACTGTAATTCTTGAAAACCAAGAAAAAGCTATCAAAGAAGATAGAAGTTTCTTAAAAGAAGCAGCTCCAACAAACGCAACTGGTGCAGATGTTGAGAACTGGGACCCAATTTTAATATCGTTAGTTAGACGCTCAATGCCTAACTTAATTGCATATGATATCTGCGGTGTACAACCAATGACAGGTCCAACTGGCTTAATCTTTGCTATGAGAGCAAGATTTGCATCTATGGACGGGGGCGAGGCTCTCGGAGATGAAGCAGATACTGGTTTCTCTAATGATGACGCAGCTGGTAACCTAACTTCATCTGCAATGACAGGTTCAAACCCTGCAACTCTAAACGATAGCCCAAGTGCTGGTACATACTTGTCACCAACAGGTATGACATTGGCTCAAGGTGAAGCTTTAGGTGATACAAATACTAATGCTTTCGCTGAAATGGCTTTCAGTATAGAAAAAACAACAGTAACTGCTGTAACTCGTGCGTTAAAAGCTGAGTATACAATGGAACTTGCGCAAGACTTAAAAGCAATTCATGGTCTAGATGCAGAAACAGAACTAGCAAATATCTTGTCTGGTGAAATTCTTGCTGAGATAAACCGTGAAGTAGTTAGAAGTATTTATATTTCGGCTGTTGCTGGTGCTCAAGTAAACACAACAACTGCTGGAATCTTTGACTTAGACACAGATTCAAATGGTCGTTGGTCTGTTGAGAAATTTAAAGGTTTAATGTTCGCTCTGGAAAGAGATGCTAACGCTATCGGACAACAAACTCGTAGAGGAAAAGGTAACATAATCATCTGTTCTGCTGATGTAGCTTCGGCTCTTCAAATGGCTGGAGTATTAGATTATACACCTGCTCTAAATAACAACTTAAATGTTGATGACACATCTGCTACATTTGCTGGTGTTATGAACGGTAGATTCAAAGTATATGTTGACCCATATGCTGCGAATGTCGCTGCTTCACAATACTATGTTGTAGGATATAAAGGTACTTCACCTTACGATGCTGGTGTCTTCTA